TCACTCCTCCAGGGGCAGGTCGAACCGCGCCACGATTCGCCGGCGCCAGGGCGCGCCCAGCGGGCTCTCGACCACGCCGTGGCCGCTATAGGCGTGGACGAAGGCCGGCTCGGCCCCCGCCACGCTCAGGATGCCGAGATGCTTGGCCACCGCCCGGTCGCGCATGCGAAACAGCAGCACCTCGCCCAGGCGCATCGCGCGATCCCGGGGCACGGCCCACAGATGCGCCCGCGCCGCCGCCCACAGCAGCTCCGTGCGCTGCGGCTCGGACCAGTCCGGCGTGTAGGCCGGAGGCACGACGGGCTCCGCGCCCAGAACCTCGCGCCAGACCCCGCGCACGAGGCCGAGGCAATCCGTCCCCGACCCGCGCACGCTCGCCTGATGGACGTAAGGCGTGCCCAGCCAGCCGCGGGCGGCCGCGACGACGACGCTCATCGCCCCCGCCCCGGCACGGGATAGGCCAGCAGCCAGTCGTCGCCCGGGATGTGGGGAAAGCCGCGAAAGTTGCGCACGTTGCCGAACTTGGCCCGGCAGGTGGCGATCCGCCGGTCGCACCCCGCCTCGACGCGCACCCGGTCGCCCACCGCGACCGTCGCGCCCAGCGCGACCCACAGCTCCAGCTCGCGGGGCTCCGCGGCGGCGCGGTCGACCTTGACCCGCCCCTCCAGCCCCCCGGCGGCCCCATCCAGCACCCGGACGAGCCCATGCTCGAACCATCCCGCGTCGCGAGCGCCCAGCCCCGCGATCCGCAGGACGCGCCCGCCCATCGTCACGCCGTCCACCACGCCCTCGACGCGCCGCCCCGGCGCGGACATGTCCGCCCGGCAGCGCGCGTCCCCCAGCACCGCGTCGCATTGCGGGGCGAAGACCCGCCCCCGCACCCGGTTGAGCGCCTCCGACAGGCCCCGCAGCTCGGCCTGGAACGCCCCGTCGCCCCGCGTGATCTCGCCCAACGCGCCGCGGAACAGCGCCACCGCGTCGCCCGGCGACGTCCAGTCCACCCGCCAGATCGTCACCGCTGCCGCGTCCCAGCGGCCGGCGGCGATGTCCTCCTCGCGGATCGCGTCGTCGCGCAACGCGCCCTGCGCGCCCATGTTGTCGACCGCCAGGCCGGTGCCCAGCTGCAACGCGCCCGCCGTCATCCCCGAGGACGCCGCGCAGGTCACGCCGTCCACGACCAGATCCCGGTCGTGATCGGTGAAGCCCAGTCGCACGCCGTCCCGCCGCTCCAGCACCCAGGCGCGGCAGACGGTCGTGACGACCTCCGCGCCGCTCACAGCCGCACCTCCACAACGGGCACGTCGGGCACCTCTCCCGCCTCGAACCCGGCCGCCGAGCAGCGGATCGCGTCCGAGTCGAACCTGACAGGCACGTCGAACGCGAACCCGGCCGTCACGACGGCCCCGGGCACCGGCGCGACGTCGAAGGTCACGACCCCGGTCGTCGCGTCCACCGTCCAATCCGCGCCCTCGGCCAGCTCCGCCCCGTCCACGCCGGCGCGCACGCTGCCCGCCACGGGCTTCGCAATCGTCCGCTCATGCGTCTGCGCGCCCGAGCGATAGGTCTTGACCAGCTGGAACGCCCGGCGCGCGCCGTCGCCCGTGCCGATGACTTGGTCGTCGAACGCCACCGCCGCGCTCGGCCGGCACGACGTGAAATCGGCCCAGTCCTTCCAGCGGAAGGCGTGCAGCCGCCCGGCCCGCGCCTCGAAGAAGGCGATCAGCTCGGCCACGTCGTCCAGCGAGCGCACCCCCACCCCCGCCTCGTAGCGGCGGCGCGACTGGGCCCAGGGGCTGTTGCGCTCCTCGTGGCCGTTGGCGAGGGCGACGATCTCCGTCAGGCGCTCGGGCCCGCCGGTCGAGCCGAAGGACAGCCGCGCCGGGAACCTGATCTCGTGGAATGACATGGGCACCCTCCCTCAGCGGTTGCGCGCGCCCCGCGCCAGCGCGCGGGACATCTCGGCGGCGATCTGGCTGCGCGAGCGGCGGAACCCCTCGACGTCGGGCGTCGTCACGTTCACCGTCACCTGGACGGGGCCGCCGCCCCCGCCCTCGACGCCCAGCCGCCCGTCGGGCCCGCGCTTGAGCGGCATGATCGCCTCCGCCCCCGCCTCGCCCATCAGGCCCATGCCGCCGCGCATCGGAAACGCCGTGGGCCCGCCCACCACGCCCCCCTTGGCGAAGGGCGTCACGCGCCCGCCGGCGAAGGCCCCGCCCTCGGCGAAGGGCAGGATGCCGCCCAGCGCCCCGCCCAGCGCCGTCTGCACGGGCCGCATCGCCCGGCCGTAAGCGTCGCCCAGGATCGAGCCCGCCAGGCCCCGCATCCCGTCCGACAGCGACGCGCCGCCCAGCACCACCCGGTCGAAGGCCGAGCGCAGATCGGCCCCCAGCGCGCGGCTGAACGACCGCGTCTGCCGGCTCGTCACGCCCATCTCGCGGCGCAGCTCGGCCAGCTCGCGCGCCAGCGTCGAGGCCAGGCCGTCGGCCCCGCCCATCGCCCGCTCCAACGCGTCGAGCCCGTCCTCGTCACCTCGGTCCATCGCCCTCTCCACCTGTCCGCGCGCCGTCCCCGTCGGGGAACCGCGCCATCAGCGCATCGAGGCCCGCGCGCCCCATCCCGCCACGCGCCCCGTCCAGCCCCAGCATCAGCGCCAGCTCGGCCGGCGTCAGCGCCCAGAAGGCCGCGGGCGCCAGGCGCAGCTCGCACAGCCCCGCCCGCATCAGCCCCGCCCAGTCGAGCCGCCTCATCGCTCGGGCAGGGCGAAGCCCCGCGCCAGCAGCCGCGCCGCGGCCGAGACCGCCCCCGCGGGCCCGCCCTCGATCCGCGCGGCCATCAGCGCCTCGGCCCCGCCGTCCCAACCGCCGCCGCGCAGGCCCGCCACCAGCACCGCGATCACGTCGCGGGCGCGGAACCGCCCGTCCTCGAACCGGGCGACGAGGTCGATCAGCCCCTCGGCCTCCATCCCCGCCTCCAGCTCGGCCAGGGCGCCGAGGGTCAGGCGCATCGCATGCCGCTCGCCATCGACGACGAGCGGCACCTCCCCGGCCCAGGGGTTGCCCCCCGCCCCGCTCATGCGATGGCCGCGAAGGACAGCGCCCCGGCCGAGGCCAGCGCGATCTCGTAGGTCGCCTCGCCGTCGTGATTGCCCGCATACTCAAGCGAGGTGATCTGGAACGGGCCCTCGATCTCGCCGAAATCGGGCACGATCACCCGCAGCACCGGGATCTCCCCGTCCCAGAAGGCCTGGCGCGCCCGCGCATCCGTGTCCGCGTCGCGGAACACGCCCGAGCCCGAGATGGCGGCGCTGCGCACGCCCGCGCCGCCCAGCAGCTCGCGCCAGCCGCCCGCGCTCTCGATCGAGGTCACGTCGACGGTGGCCGCGTTCAGGCTGAGCCGCGTCGCGCGGATGCCCGCCAGCGTGCGGAACGTGCCGCCCCCGATATCGATCTTGATCAGCAGATCCTTGCCGTTCTGCGCCGCCATGTCAGACCTCCGCCTCGTCGATGCGCGCGCGGAACCACATGTCGATCCGCCGCACGCCCTCGCCCTCGTCGACCCGCGCCCGCGCCCGCCGCAGCCGCATCGCCATCAACCGCCCCCCGGCCGGCGTCAGCGCCGCCCCGTCGAGCAGCTCCGCCACCCGCGCCGCCGCCCGCTTCGCATCCGCGAACCCGCGCGAGCGCGTCGCCACCGTCAGCACCATGTCGTGCCGGGCCACCGACCCGCCGCTGTCGCCGCGGGCGCCCATGTCCTCGGGCCCCAGCGCGACGTAGAGATCGGGCCGCGCCCGCGGCAGGCCGTCATAGACCCCGCCCCGCGGCCCCAGCAGCGCCGCCAGCGCCGCGTCGCCGTCAAGCAGCGCATAGACCTCCTCCTGCAGGCCCGCCCCCGCCGCATAGGTCATGGCTCCACCCGCTCGGCCCAGAGCGTCATCCAGCGCCCCTCCGCGTGGACGGCGCCGACGGCATAGGTGCCGTCCACGCCCTCGATCCGGTCGCCGGGCGCGGGCCGCGCCTCGTGGCCCCGGGGCAGCGCATGGGCCAGCACACGCACCGACAGACGCGCCTCCTCGCCCCACTCGCCCTGCCGCGCCCGACCCCGCGCGGGCGTCACCCGCGCCCAGAACCCGGCCCGCGGCACGTAGGCCGGCACCGCACCGCCCGCGCCGTCGGGCGCCTCGACCCGCTCCAGCCGGGTCAGCCGCGTGCTCAGCGCGCTCATCGCGCGACCCCCAGCCGCACGCGCCGCCAGCCGCCGGTCAGGGCGCGCACCTCGGCCATCACGCCGCTCAGATCGGCCCGCTCCATCGCCTCGGCCAGCGTCAGCACCGCCGCCCGCAGGGCCGCGGGCACGGCGGCCCAATCCGCCCAGCCCGCCGTCAGCTCGAGCCGCAGCGCCCGCCCCGCGGGCGGCACCACCGGCAACACCAGCCGCGGCGCGTGCAGGTCGGCGACGATCCGGGCGCCGGTCGCGTCGACCGTGGTCCAGGCCCCGCCGACATCCTCCTCGACGCCCGTCACCGCGCCCACCGGCGCCACCGGCAGCACGACCTCCGGGGCGCCCGTGCCGCGCCCGGCCACCACCACCCGCCGCGCCAGCAGCACCTTGCCCGTCCGCCCCTCGACCGACTCGATGGCCGCGCGCAGCTGGCCCGCCAGACGCGCCCGCTGGCCCGTCACCGCGTCCCACCCGTCGGGCAGGCGCAGGCGCGCGGCGAACTCCTCCAGCGGCAGCGCCCCCTCGGCGATGCCGTCCCGTTCCTGCACCCGCATCGGCGCCTCCTGCGATGTCACATGTCCGGTGGGGCCGACCCGCCGCTCGTCGCGGACCAGGCTGGCCGACGGGCCGACCCCTCCCCCCGGGCCCGAGGGCCCGGAGGGATCTCACGGCCTGGCGCGCCTCAGCTATTGGCGAACTTCAGCGTCTTGATCGCGGCGTAGTCGCTGACCCGGCCGCCCACGCGCTTGGTCGCGTAGAACAGGACATGGGGCTTGGCGCTGAACGGGTCGCGCAGCACCCGCAGGTCGGGCCGCTCGGCGATGGTGTAGCCGGCGCGGAAGTCGCCGAAGGCGATGGCCATGGCGCCCGGCCCGATATCGGGCATGTCCTCGCAGATCAGCACCGGATAGCCCATCAGCTGCGCGGGCTGGCCCGCGGCCAAGCTGTCGGTCCACAGGAACCGGCCGTCCGCGTCCTTCATCTTGCGCACCGTGCCGGCGGTCTTCGAGTTCATCACGAAGGTCGCGTTGGCGCGGTAGCCGGCGCCCAGCGCGTAGACCAGGTCGACGATGGCGTCGGCCGCGTCCGTGCTGGCGAAATCGCCCGGCGCGCCGGTGGCGACATAGCCGATGTTGCCCCAGGACCACGTCGCCTCGGGCTCGAAGCTCGAGCGCAGGAAGCCCAGCGGCTTGTCCACCCCGTCGCCGTCGACGAAGGCCTGCGACTCCGCGCGCATGAACTTGTCGGCGATCCGCTCGGCGAGCCAGCCCTCGATGTCGAAGGCCGCGTCGTCCAGCAGGCGCTGGCTCGCCTTCGGCATGGCCGACAGGGCGTGCAGCGGGATCGAGATGCGCTGGAACTCACCCGGTTCCGTCTCCGACTGAGCGCCCGTCTCGGTGCCCCAGCCCGCGCCGACCTCGCCGCGGTCGACCAGCACGTCGAAGCTGGTCGCCTCGACCTGCACCACGTTGGCGACGGCCCGGATCGAGGCCGCCCCGCGCAGCACGCCCATCACCGTCTCGGACGTCTGCGGATCGACCAGATAGCCGCCCTCGGCCGCCACCGTGGTCAGGCCCTTGCCCTCGAAGGCCAGGCCGCGCAGCCCCTGGTCGTCGCCCTGACGCAGATAGGCGCCCATCGCCTTGCGGTGGGGGGCCTCGGCCGGCTCGGCCCCGGCCAGACGGGGGCGCTGCGCCTTGACGGCCATGCTCGCGATGCTCGTGCTCATGCGGCTCTCCTGCTTCTTCATCCTGTCCTCGACGTCCTGGCGGAAGTCCCTGATCTCGCCGACGAACTCCGCCAGCGCCTCGGCCACCTCCTGCACGCCGTCCTCGACGGCTTGCCCCTCGCTCATCGCGCGCTCCTTCGCTGATCCGGCGCCGTCACGGCCGCGCCATCGCCGCGCGCGCGTCCCTGAGCGCGCGCGCAACCGTCCGCAGCGGCGCGGCCTTGGCCGCCACCCGCGCCGACGGCAGCATCGGGAAGGTCACGAGCGACACCTCCCAAAGCTCCACCTCGTGCAGCACGCGCCGGCCCTGCCCGTCGCGCCCCGCGCGCTTGACGGTGTAGCCGATCGACAGCCCGTCGAGCGCGCCCTCCGCCAGCAGCGCCGCCGCCTCGCGCCCCTTCTCGACGCCGTCCAGCAACCGGCCCTCGACCCACAATCCGCGGCAATCCTCGCGCAGCACCTCCCAGACGCCGATCACCTGCGCCGCCTCGTGCTGCCACAGCATCTTGATGCGCCGGCCCTCGGCCGCCGCGCGCGCCAGGCTGTCGCAATAGGCGCCCGGCGCCACCACGTCGCCGCCCCGGTCGGCGATCCCGAACAGCGAGGCATATCCCGCCACGCGCCGCCCGCACGCCTCCAGCCGCGGGGGCGCCACGCCGCCCGCGTCCTTGGTCTCGATCATCGACCCACTCCTCAGTTGAGTTGCAGCAGCTCCTCGATGCCGCGCGCCAGCACCACGCTGACGACGCCGAACACCGCCAGCCACAGGCGCCGCTCCATCCGCTCCAGCCCCAGCTCGATGGCGTCCAGCCGTCGCTCCAGGCTCGCCCACCGCTCCTGCAGGACGCGCTCGTTGGCCTCGATCCGCGCCGAGGCGGCGTCGAACGGGTCGTAGAGGTAGCGCGAGCCGCTCACGCGCGCCTGGCTCATCCCCGCGCCCCCTCGGGCAGGCCCAGCAGGCGGCGCTTCTCGTCGTCGTCGAGGAAGTCCGCCCCCGCGATCCGCCCCCAGCGCGCGTCCCGCTCGGCCGCCAGCGCCGGCACCGCATCCAGGTCGACGGCCAGGTCCAGCGCCTCGCCCACATGCCCGCCCAGCCAATGCGACAGCGCGCCCAGCACCTTCGCGGCCAGGGGCAGAACCGTCAGCCGATAGAAGGCGCGGTTGGCCTCGGCATAGTTGGCGTAGGTCGCCTCGCCCGGCACGCCGAGCAGCATGGGCGGCACGCCGAAGGCGGTGGCGATCTCGCGCGCCGCCGCCTCCTTGGTGCGGTGGAACTCCATGTCCGAGGGGCTGAAGCCCATGGGCTTCCAGTCGAGCCCCCCGTCCAGCAGCATCGGCCGGCCCGCGTTGCGCGCGCCCTGGTGCTGCGCCTCCAGCTCGGCGGACAGCGTCTCGAACTGGTCGGGCGTCAGGCCCTCCTCGCCCGAATGCACGATGGCGCCCGAGGGCCGCGCCGCGTTGTCGAGCAGGCCCTTCGACCAGGCCGAGGCGGCGTTGTGCACCTCGATGGCGCCGCCCGCGGCGCGCATCGGCGACAGCCCGTGATGGTCGTCGAGCGGATGGAACGCCCGGACGTGGCAGACCGGGCTCAGCTCGCCGATGGCGAAGCGGTGGCTCCGCCCGCCCACGGTGTAGTCGTAGCCCACGGGCCAGCCGTCCGGCCCCGGCACCACGCTCATCCGGTCCGAGCGCAGCACGTGCAGCTCGCGCGGCAGGCCGCCCACGCCCACCGCCTCGACATAGCCGTCCCCGCTCAGCAGCAGCTGACCCACCAGGGCCTCCAGCCACTCCGCGCCGCCCTGCGCCCCGTTGGGCCGGGCCAGCAGCGCCAGCACGGGATGCTCGCTCAGGCGCATGCCGTCCTGCTCCAGCACCACGGGCAGCGCGGCGGCCGTCTCGGCGATCATCTTGACCGCGCGGAACGCCACCGGGTTGGCCAGGAACCCCTGGCGCACCATCGTGCCCGCGTCGCGCGGCCCCCAGACGGGCCCGCCCGTGGTGCCCCAGGCCCGCACCCGGTGGGCCGTCAGATGCCCCGCCGCCGAGGCCTTCGCCTCCCTGAACCATCCCAGCATCGCCGTCCTCCGAATTGACAAGGGGCGCCCGAGGCGCCCCGCATGACCCGCACGGGGCCGGTGGATCACAGCGCGCGCACCCGCGGCCCCGCCCGCGGCCGATCCAGCAGCGCCGCCCACAGCGCCCAGACCAGCGCGTCGACCCGGTCGGGCGAGCCGCGGCCCACAAAGCCCCGCGACGTCATCCGCACCATCTGGTCCTCCAGCCGGTCGAGCCCCCGCAGGTGCCGCACCCGCCCCTGCTCGTAGAGCGCGGCGACGGGCTCGGCCCGCGCGCCCTTGGCCGCCCGCGCCGTCACCTTGCGGTAGCTCACCATCGGGGCGACCTGCCGCAGCACCGCCTCGACCATGTCGCCGCCCTGGTTGCCCTCGGCCACCACGCGGTCCGCGCCCCAGCGCTCGTAGGCCGCCGCCACCGCCTCGGCCCATTCGCTGGGCGAGGCGGTCGCGACGCTGGCATCCTCCAGCACCCAGGCCCGCCAGCCCGCGGGCGCCCCCTTGGTCACGGCGCCCACCACCACGATCCCCGTCTCGTCCGCGGCCCCGCCGGCGCTCGCGGCCGGGTCCACCCCCACCACGACCCGGTCGAGCTCCTCCCGCTCCGGCGGGGCCACGTCGCGAAGGGCGTCGAGGGCCCCGTGCCCCCAGAGCGCGCCTTCGATCTCGTCCAGCATCTCTCCGTCCAGCTCCTGCCGGCCCAGCCGCGTGCCGCCGTAGCGCGCCCGCACCTCCCGCAGGAACGACGCGGCCAGGTTCGCCCGGTTCGCCTCGGTCGCCGCCCGCGTCACCACCGTCGAGGGCCGCGCCAGCACCTCCTTGAGCACCGGCACGGCCTGCGGCGTCGTCGTCACCACCGCGCGGGGCGCCTCCCCCAGCCGCAGCGCGAATTGCAGCATGTCCCAGGCCTCGGCCCCGTGCCGCCACTTGGCCAGCTCGTCGGCCCAGGCCGCGTCGAATTGCGGCCCCCGCAGCGCCTGCGCGTCGGACGCCGAGTAGCACCGCGCCTCGGCCCCGTTGGGCCAGATCAGCTTGCGCTGCGTGGCCACCCAGCGCGGCCGCCGGTCGGGGGGCGTGCAGGCCAGGATGCCCGACGCCCCCTCCACCATCACCTCGCGCGCCTGCTCATAGGTCTCGCCCAGCAGCGCCACGCGCCGCGCCCGGCCGGGATCGAGGGGGCGCGCCCCCTCGACCTGGGCTCGCACCCACTCGGCCCCGGCGCGGGTCTTGCCCGCGCCGCGCCCGCCCAGCACGACCCATGTGCGCCAGCCCTGCGCCCCCTCAGCCGTCTCCGGCGGCAGCTGATGGGGCAGCGCCCAGAACTCCCACAGCCAGGGGAGCGCCTGGACCGCCTCCTCCGTCAGGCCCTCCATGAAGCGGTCCCACGTCTCGGGCGTCGCGCATGCCAGCCAGTCGGCGCCGGACCTCAATCCGGGCAGCGTCGAGGTCGAGCCCTCCTCCGCCAT